ATTTCTGGACACGATTATATACAAAGGAATTCCACTATTCGAATATTGTTTTTCGTTCTTCTGGAAGCATAAAATTAACTCACAGTCATTCAATGATATTTGTATACAGTCAATAGAAAAATCTAATGATTTGTATAATTCAGAATAAAACACTATATTTGTATATCGAAATTCAGGAAGTCGATAGTAAAATTTAATTTAAAGCTTAACGAGTACCCGCCTGAATCGGGGAAAGTTAGGCTTTTTGTTGTTATGGAAGAATGGAAAACAATTATTGGATTTGAAGATTACGAAATAAGTAATTACGGAAATGTAAGAAGTTTAAAATACGGAAAAATAAAAGACATTAAAAAATGTTTGAGAGGTAAATATTTGAGAGTTACTTTAGGAAATAAAAACTTTACCGTACATAGATTAGTCGGATTGTATTTTGTATATGGATATTTTGAAGGGGCAATACTTAATCATTTAGATGGAAATAAATTAAATAACTACTATAAAAATTTTGAATGGTGTACTCATTCACAAAACTTAAAACACGCTTGGGACAAAGGTTTAAGAAAAGAATGTCACTTGATAGGTAAATCTTATGTAAGTAGAAGTGTGAATGTAGAATGTTTAAAAACAAAAAATAACAGCCCGTACTGCAGCATTACACTTGCATCAATCGAAACTAAAACTTCAATATCTACGATTACAAGAGCGATTAAAAAAAGACAAGGGAAAACAAGAAAATATATTTATTCCTATATCGAAAAAGCAAACGAAATTTTTAACTTAAATAATAAATGATTATGACACACGAATTAAAGATTAAACTAGAATATGCAATTGATTATTATGACGGAAAAAAACCGTGGGAATTGAGAAAAAATGACAGAAATTTTAAAGTAGGAGATACTATAAATTTTACTATAATTGAAAATGGATTAAAATATAGTCGAGATATAATTTATATATTCGATGATGAAGGATATGGATTAAAAGAAGGGTATTGCATATTAACAATGTCTGGATATAAATATAATTTGTAATTTCAAAATAATATCCATACCTTCGCTATTCATAATTACTAATAATTTTTACCGCTTTTGATTTTTGTTCAAGGATTGAAAGCGGTTTTTTTTGAATTATATGGCGTACGATAAAAACGAAATATTTGAAAAAGCTAAAAAAGCGATAATTGACAATAATTTGTTCTTTATTGAGGATGTTGTAGCTTTTCTACCTATTGTTAAAGTTACTTTTTATGATTATTTCAAAGTTGATTCTAACGAAATGAACGATATAAAAGAACTTTTGGACGATAATAAAATATCTACAAAAGTAAAACTTAGAAAAAAATTGGGCGAAGGGGATAAAGCAGCAGAGATTTTAGCCCTATATAAACTTATTGCAACAGACGAGGAAAGAAAAGCATTATCAATGCAGCATATTGACCACACAACAAAAGGCGAACAAATAAACATCATATCTTTAGGAAACGGAACTAAACCGGATGAAACTAATACCTAAACAAGAACACGCTGTTTATTACTTAAAAGACAACGAAACCAAAGAATTGATTTATGGGGGTGCAGCGGGTGGAGGAAAGTCTGCTTTAGGTAATCTTTGGTTAATCGAACAATGCCAAAAATATCCCGGAACTCGATGGTTAATGGGTAGGTCAAAATTAAAAGCCTTAAAAGAAACTACTCTAAACACTTTTTTTGAATTAGCATCACTTTTAAAAATAACAGATCAATTTACTTTTAATGGACAAGCCGGAATAATATACTGGAAAAATGGAAGCGAAATTTTATTAAAAGATTTATATGCATATCCATCAGATCCAAATTTTGACAGTTTGGGGTCGTTGGAAATCACAGGTGCTTTTATTGATGAGTGCAATCAAATATCTTATAAGGCTTGGCAAATTGTAAAGTCACGCATTCGTTTTAAAATAAAAGACCTTGGAATAATGCCTAAAATGTTGGGAACCTGCAACCCATCAAAAAACTGGGTTTATTCTCAATTCTATTTAAAAGACAAAGCAGGTACTATTTCGAAAGATAAACGATTTGTGCAAGCTTTACCAAAAGATAATCCACATTTACCACAATCTTATTTAGAATCATTATTGTCACTTGACGATAATAGCAAGCAACGTCTTTATTACGGCAATTGGGAATATGATAATGATCCTGCAAAATTAATTGACTACGAAAAAATACTAAATATTTTTACCAATGAATTTATACCAGCAGGAGAGCCATTTATAAGTGCTGACATTGCTCGTTATGGTAGTGATAAAATGGTCATAAACGTTTGGCAAGGATTTAGAGTTGTTGAAATTTTTACTTTAGCCAAATCAAGTGTTACCGAAACCGCACAAGCCATAAAAGATTTATCCATAAAATATAAAGTTCCACTAACTAATATTATTGCTGATGAAGATGGAGTTGGTGGTGGTGTAGTTGATATTTTAAGATGCAAGGGATTTGTAAACAACTCCAAACCTTTACCGGTTGACAATCAAATTGTGCAATATCAAAATCTTAAAACGCAATGTTATTTTAAACTTGCCGAAATGATACAGAATAATGAAATTTTCGTAAATTGCACCGATGGAAACGTAATTGATGAACTTTCAAAGGAATTAGAGCAGGTAAAGAGGGACAAGATAGATAGTGATGGTAAATTGTGCTTGCTTTCAAAAGAAAAGGTAAAAGAAGCCATTGGACGCTCTCCAGATTATTCAGACGCTCTTATGATGAGAATGTATTTCTGTTTTAAAGCTGATTTTTTCTTTTTCTAACATAATTTTTTATACTTTTGTTTTATGGCAAAAAATAGATTTCAAATAGCGTGGGGAGCTTTGACTGGAAACAAAGAGGATAAAAATGCTTTTAACCAAGCTCTTTATCAATTTATTGGCAATGGTTATGCAAAATATGATTATAGCAATAAGTCATATTTAGAAAAAGGCTATAACGAAAACCCTACTGTTTTCGCCATTATAAACAAACAAACGGTCAAAACTATTTCCGTTCCTTACGCTATTAAGGATATTGAGGATAAAAAATCTTATTCAAAATTACGTCAATTAGATTTAGCCACCAAAGGCGTATTTTCATTACAACAGCAAATTAAACGCGTTTCGCTTCAAACAAAAGCATATAATTCAGAAGAAAAATCGTTCCCACTAGAACAACCAAATCCAAACCAAACTTGGTCAGATATTATTGGGTTGTTTAAAACTTATATGAAGATTACGGGTAATTATTACCAATACCACGTTTCAACAAGTGAAGGAGCAAATAAAGGAGTTCCAAAATTGGTTTACGCCTTGCCGTCTCACTTAATGCAAATCGTATTAAAAAAAGACGCTAATTTATTAATTGACGAAAATCCAATTGATTACTTTATGTTAATCGAGGGTAATCAATGGGTAAGGTTTGGAGTTGATGAAGTTGTTCACGTGAAATATGTAAATCCAAATTACGATATGAACGGTTCGCATTTATATGGACAATCTCCGTTGAGAGCTGGTTTAAGAAACATAAACAGTCAAAACAGCGCAATAGATACCAATATTAAAATGTTGCAATCTGCTGGAGCTTACGGCTTTGTTTATGGCAAGGGTGTGCCGTGGACACCTGAACAAGCTGCATCGATGAAAGAAAAGTTAGTTGAAATGGACAAAGATCCTTCTCGTTTAGGCAAAATTGCCGGAGCATCTGGAGAAGTTGGGTTTCAAAGAATAGCATTAACAACCGATGAATTAAAGCCTTTTGATTATCTTAACTGGGATCAAAAAACAATATGTAATGTATTGAATTTTCCTGATGAATTATTGAATGCAGACACTTCCGGAGCGTTGGCAGGAAGCACTAATAATGATGCAAGAAAACAGTTAATTACAGACGATATACAGCCTGATTTAGTATTGTTACAATCCGCTTGGAACAAATCGTTTATTCCTTTGTTTAAAGGTTATGAAAATAGTGTAGTTGAATGGGATGTGACAGAATTACCAGAAATGCAAGAGGATATGAAAAAACAAGCCGAAGCATTGAATTTGATTCCATTGACTTTGAATGAAAAAAGAACTGTGTTCAAATACGAAACATTACCAGATGATGGAATGGATGTTGTTTGGATAAACGGAAAGAGAATTGATGATGTGAGCGATGGAGTTATGAATGAAGCTAATTTATGATAAACTGGGAAAAACAACAACCATTATACGAGCGCAAAGCGTATAGAATTGTTCAGAAACATATTAAAATGATTTTGAATAATATTCCTGTTAGTAGCACAACGCTAACTAATCTTGAAGCTACAATAAATATAAATATTTCGAATGAACAGGTTTATAAAATGTTTAAAGAATTGTATTTAGTAATTGGTTTGAATTATGGTAACCGTATAAATAACGAATTAGAAAAAGTAAAAAAAGCAAATATTTTATTCAATGAGGTTTTATTGAAACAAATTTTGTTATTTTTATCTACTGATGGAGGCGTTAAAATTACAAGCGTTCGTGATACATTGGTGCAGGATGTGATTAAAAGCATAAAAGAAACGATTGGAGAAAACGCAACAATTGTTGATTTACAAAATGCGATTTATGCACTAATACGAAAAAGCCAAACGTTCTATAAATACCAAGCATTAAGAATTGCAAGAACCGAAACTACAAGTGCATCGAATTTCGCGGCTATGGAAACCGCAAAAGCAAGTGATTTAGTTTTAGATAAAGTTTGGATTAGTGTGCAAGATAACAGAACAAGAATAAAGCCATACGATCACTTGGATATGAATAATGTAAAACAAGAATTAGAAAAGCCTTTTTTTGTAGGTGGAGAAAATATTCAATACCCAGGTGACACAAAAGCGAGTGCAGAAAATGTTATAAATTGCCGTTGTAGTATTGCCTTTGTTCCTAAGCGTGATAAAGATGGGATGTTGATTATTAAAAATAAATAAATTATTTAGACTAAATAAATATAATTTAATATATTTGCGTTATGGACTTCAAAAAATTATCATACGACCTAAAGGATTTGGACGAATCGAAAGGAGTTGTTGTTGCATACGCAAATGTGTACAACAACATAGACGCAGATGGCGATATTTCTGCTTTCGGGTCTTTTGAAAAAACAGTTAAAGACAGTTTTAAAAGGATTCGTGTATTCAAAGACCACAATCCGCAAATGATGATAGGAATACCTTTAGAGATAGATACCAAGGATACTTATGGACTTTTGACTAAAACGCAATTCAATATGAATAAGCCATTAGCAAAAGATATGTTTGAGGATGTAAAACTAATGCATTCTCATAATCTAAGTGCTGAATTATCTATTGGATTTAAAGTAATGAATCGTGACGCAAAAAACAAATCTATAATTAAAGAATATATGTTAAGAGAATATTCTTTTTTATCTAATTGGGGAGCTAATGAATTAAGTACCGTTCAAGGGATAAAAGGTTTAAAGTCTACTTACGGGATATTAGAACTTATTGAAAAATCATATAATTTGGATTACTCAGATGCAAGATTAAGACAAATTGAAACAATATTAAAATCACTTTCCAATGAGCCGTCAGAAACTGACACTTTGAACGAACAGCCGATTATTTTAGAGACGTTAAAATCATTTTCACAATCATTAAATTTAAAATAATGGACGAATTATTAAAAAAAGAATTAGAAAGCAT